GATTAGATACTACAACATTAGATATTGCTAAAGAAGCTAAGAAAGAAAAACTTAAACAATGGTCAAGGATTTATGAGCAAGATTAAAATCGCAGAGCTGTTTTACAGCATTCAAGGTGAAGGACGTTATATGGGCGTGCCTTCTGTTTTCTTACGTACATTTGGTTGTAACTTTAAGTGTGCAGGATTTGGTATGCCTAAAGGAGAGGTAAGTCATGAAGCTATTGACATTGCCGCAACACATACAATGATTGAATCATTTCAAAAGTATGAAGACTTGCCATTAGTTAGTACAGGGTGCGACAGTTACGCATCGTGGATGCCTGAGTTTAAAGATCTAAGTCCTATGCTGACTAGCGATGCGATTGCTGATAGAATTACAGAAATAATCCCGTTTGGCAAATGGCAGGACGAACATCTAGTTATTACAGGCGGCGAGCCGTTACTAGGTTGGCAACGTGCTTATCCAGACTTGTTAAATCATCCTAAGATGGCAGGACTAAAAGAAATTACCTTTGAAACAAACGGTACTCAAAAACTTACTCCAGAATTTAAAAAATTCCTTATTGAATGGCAAATGCCCCACGTAGATTATACTCCAGAAGTTACGTTTAGTGTTAGTGCCAAATTAAGTTGTTCGGGCGAAGCTAGACACGAAGCAATACTTCCAAGTGTTGTTTGTGAGTATGAAGAAGTTGGCACAACGTATTTGAAGTTTGTTATTGCTACTGAAGAAGATGCCGAGGAAGCATTAGAAACTGTAGATGTATATCGTGCTGAAGGATTTACTGGACATGTCTACTTAATGCCTGTAGGTGGCGTTGAAAGTGTATATGCTATGAACAATCGCCGTGTAGCAGACTTTGCTATGAAGAACGGATTGCGTTACAGCGATAGACTACAAGTACCATTATTTAAAAACGAGTGGGGAACTTAATGAAACAATTTATTAGAAAACTTTTTGGTATTGATAAGTTAATTGCTGAAAAAGAACAAGCAAAATTAGAAACTAAAAAAGCACAGAAAGCAGAAGAGCTCGCTAAAATGACTCCAAAAGAACGTGCTACTGCTCGAGGCGAAGCATGGGTTGCGGTATTAGATACCCATGTAAATAAAGATAACATTAGAAACGGTTTCTTTGAACTTGATTGGAACGATCAATTTATTGCCGAATTAAAAAAGGCAGGCTACGGATTCGACGGAGACCTCGATGAAGAAATTGTTGATCGCTGGTTTAGAGATCTAGCAAGGAATATGTTAGGCGAGGAAGGTATGGACACTAGTCGCGGTGCAGGCTATGTTAACGTAACTAGGTTGCCTGGTGGTAAGGCAGAAGTAGAATGAATGTTATAGACAATAACGAATATATTGATCTATACGATTGGTCGTCTTTAATTACGCATAAAGACATGGAACAATTAACATCAGTTGTTTCATCAATTATTGATTCTGGAAACTATTTTACTAACAGTCCAAAGTTTCAAACTAAAGAAAATTTATTTGCAAGGCCAGAACAAGTATTTTTTAAAATGCGGCAAAGTTTTATATACTCTGTTTTTCAGTTTTTAGGTAATGAAGTAAAAATTAAAAATATGATGTCTTGGTGTTTTATGACTAGCCAAAACGAAGTTGAAGATCGAGACAATTTGTGGCACACACATCATTTAGGTGATAATAATGGTACTACTGGTACAGTATCAGGAGTTTGGTATGCACACATTCCAAAAACAATAACCAATCAAGATACAGCAGGTACTGAGTTTTGTATGGATTGGCCAAATAAAACAGATACATTTTATCTCCGGCCAAAAGACTTGACTTGGGTCATATATCCTAGTAAAATATGGCATAGACCCGGAATCATTGATTGTGATGAGTTTCGATTTGTTTTTGCGGCAGACATGGAATATTATAAATGACATACATTTTGGTTGATACAGCCAACACATTCTTTCGTGCTAGGCACGTTGTACAAGGCAATGCCGAAATTAAACTTGGCATGGCTTTTCACATTACTTTTAATTCAATTAAAAAAGCATCGAACGACTTTGAGGGGAAACACGTAGTATTCTGTCTCGAAGGTCGTAGCTGGCGTAAGGACTTTTATAAACCTTATAAAGCTAACAGACAAGAAACTCGTGCGGCAATGAGTCAGAAAGAACAAGACGAAGACAAATTGTTCTGGGAAGCATTTGACGAATTTAAAAACTTCATTATAGAAAAAACTAACTGTACAGTACTGCAACATCCACGCTTAGAAGCTGATGATTTGATTGCAGGATGGGTGCAATCACATCCTGAAGATAAACACGTTATTATTTCAACAGATGGCGACTTTGCACAACTCATTAATAAAAACGTAAGTCAGTACAATGGTGTTGGTGATTTACATATTACACATGAAGGTACGTTTGATGCTAAAGGTAAACCCGTTAAAGATAAAAAGACAGGGGAGCCTAAGGCTGCTCAAGATCCAGAATGGATGCTATTTGAAAAATGTATGCGAGGCGATACCTCTGACAATGTATTTTCGGCTTATCCAGGTGTACGAACAAAAGGGTCAAAGAATAAAGTCGGTCTCATGGAGGCGTTTGCAGATCGCAACAGTAAAGGATATTCTTGGAACAATCTAATGTTGCAACGCTGGGTTGATCATAACGGCGAAGAACATCGTGTATTAGATGACTATCTGCGTAACGTTCATTTGTGCGATCTAACTGCACAACCAGATGACATTAAACAATGTATTAAAGAAACTATTGAAACAGGCGCAGTACCTAAAGACATTACACAAGTAGGCATTCGTATGCTTAAATTTTGTAATACTTGGGATATGAAAAAAATTGCAGATAATATTCAGCAGTACGCAGAACCGTTTCAAGCCAAGTATCCTACTACTAAAGCGGCAGTTAATTTATTTGAGAGCACAACATGAGTAAATGCAACACTTGCGGTGAAGACATAAAAATAAATTGTGATTGGCGACAAGGCAGATGTCCACACATTGGGCCGCTGACTGATTATCATTTTAGATATGTTAATCTAATTCAATTTATTAAGAACCTTTTTAAACGAGGCTAACATGGCAACTAAAGAAGAAAAACAAGAACTTATGGACATTCTGAAGTTCACACCTTGTACCTATACAATACAAATGTGGGGTTACGGTGGTGAATATGTTATGGGCACTGTAGAACGTGAAATTTACGACTACTTTAAACAACGTAGACTTAGTTTAAGCGACTATGCTTGGGATAGTGACTACGCAGATGAACACAATATTCCAGAAGAAATGCAACCGTTTCCGCCAGGCAGTTGGTATGAATGCGATGACATGGCACACGTTAGTGGTGTTGATCGTAATGCTGGAACATTACAGATTTGCGATGAAAATGGTAATACAGTCTACGAGCGTAGTTTAGAAGATATGGACGGTTACAGCGATGATAGTCCAGAGATTAGCGGTGGAGACGAAGCATGGATTGACAGTAAAGATCCTGGTACAGTAGTGTTCATTGGAGTTAGCAACGAAAAAGGTACATTCTTTGAAGGTGAAATTGAGTTAAACGCACCGTTTGACGTAACTAAACTTTCTATTAGTTATGACGACGTCGATGGTAACGAAATTGTTAGCATGGTGTCTTATGATGACCAAGATATTGACAACAACGGCGGAAGTACAAATGGTAAAAGTTCAGACTTTGGATTTTACATTGCTGGATCACAAAAAGATGGCAAATGGGAAATGTATAAAGACATGGACAGTATCGAATATGAGATGACTGCATGGTTCCCTAAAAAAGTAAACCCAGTTCAAGAAGGGCTTTACGAAGTTAAAACAACAGGTAAAAGTAGTTACACCTATCAAGCCAAATGGACTGGAACACGTTGGATTAATAACTGGCACGATGACGTTCCAGAAACAGAAGAATTAAAAATCAAAGAATGGCGTGGACTTGCCACAGACCCAGATAAGGAATAAGAACATATGACAGAGATACACGCAAAGCCAATTGTAGATGGCAAGTTTTGGATTGTAGAAAAAGACGGCAATAAAATTGCCACACTACATAAAAAAGAAAATAATCGTTTTGTGTTAAGTAGCACTAACGGAGAAGTAATGTTTAATAAAAAAGAAGATCTTACTAAGCAATTTGGTAAAGGATTCTTTTTAACTAGCGATAAAGTTAAAGTAACTGCATCTGCAGATAATAATGAATGTCATGGCTATCCAACTAGTTGTAAACCTTACAATGCTATGTATGACGTACAACGTCGACTGCCATTGTTTACTAAAAGTAATCAAAGCAAAAGTTTATATTGTGCAGGATACTATGTAATTAAATTTGATAAAGGTTGGGTTAAATCTTTTTGTCCAAAGGCTATTACCATCGAACGATATCCTTACAAAGGTCCATTTAAGTCAGAATTAGAAATGAAGGCGGTGCTATCAAATGCAAAATTCGATTAACTTATCCCCTATTACAAGTTTTATTCAGCAAGTAAGATCAGCCGAACATAGCCGTAGTTCTGAAGTTAAGATGTCATTACAGCAAGCAA